AGGTAGCCGTAGATCAGCTTCGTCACGCCGGGATAGTTGCCGGTGATGTAGAACTGCGTGGTGCTGGAAGCATCCAGGCGGGGCTCGACGATCTTCTGCAGGTAGCCCGAGAAGACGTTGACGCTGCTGGTCTGGTTCGGCGTGATGGTCGAGTTGAACTTGTCGAACGCGGTCTCCAGCGTGGTCGGCAGCAGGATGTACTGCGGCACCACGTACAGGGGGTTCTTGCCGGTGAAGTCCTTCTGGTTGCGCATCTTCTGACGCGCTTCCGAGATCGCGGTCTCACCGATCACGCCGGTGCCGGTGTTGTTGTGGTTGGCGTGGAACAGGGCCACGCCGTCGCTCATGCACTTGGCGTTCCCGGTGATCAGGCCCCACATCTGGTTGGCCTCGAAGGTGGCGACGCCGCGGGCCAGCACCTGCACAGCGCGGGTGATGTAGCCCAGGTTGTCGTTGATGATCAGGCGACGGCCGATCACCAGCTTCTTGCCGTACTCAGTCAGGAACCAGCTGCCCTGTTGTTCCTGGATGGTACCGGTCTTGTACTCCCCGCCTTCCTTGATTTCTTCAGGCAGGATCTGACCGCCGACCTCGATTTCCTTCATCTCGCGGAAATCGGGCAGGTTGCGCTGCTCTGCCAGCGGGCGCCAGGTCTGCACCTCCTCGGCGTAGGCAGCCTTGAGGCTGACACGCTGGATGGATGCCATCAGCAGCGGGAAGTCGCTCGTGGAGTGGAAGGCGCGAACGGCGATCTCGCTCTTGTCCATCCCGCGGTGGCTGATGCCGGCCAGCTCCAGCGACTCGCGGGCCATGTCGAGCAGCGTGCTGCCGCGATACTCGCGAGCAGCGTCGGTCATGTCGCCCAGGTTGGAGCGGAACTTCAGGTGCTCCAGCTTGGCGTCGAACCGCTTTTGGCCGTGGTCCTTGGTGACCTCAACGCGGGACTGCGCGGGGGTGCGCTGTTCGTCCTGGGCCTTGGCGTCGATCAGCTGCAGGCGGGCCTCGTCGAGGCTCACGCCATCAGCGATCAGCTGGTGGGCCAGCTCGTCGCCGACTTTCAGCTTGCGGGCGGCGTCGAGGATCCCGGCGGTGCGGCGGCGCTCTTCAGCGCGCACCTCATCGGCGTTCACCACCGGCGCAGCGGGTGCCACCGGAGCAGCGGCGCGGGTCACAGTCTCCTGGGTGGTGGGCTCGGGAGCCTGCACCCCATCAACGGGAAGGGTCATGGATCGTTCCTTTTCAGGTTGGGTTGCAGGCGGCTCTTCGGAGCGCACCTGGGCCCCGGCGTCGGCCGGGATCGGGACAAGCGAGAGCTCATAGGGCTCCCAGTCCACAGCGCGCTCAACCGGCACAGCGCCGGTCTCGTCGCGCTCCGTCTTGTGGACCTTGTAGCCCACAGACACGTTGCGGTAGATGCCGTCTTGCACATCCTGGAAGATGGGCTCCACGTCATCACGCCGGCTGAACTTCACCAGGGCGCGGCCTTGGTTGCCGTCCAGCCATGCTCGCTGCACCACACCGATCTGGCTGCGCAGCGAGAAGGAGTCGTGCGCATCGAGCAGCGGNGCGCCTTTGTTCAGGCGCTCCATCCGCACGGCGCCAGGCGCCATGCTCAGCTCCTCGATGTAGTCACCACGCGACCAGCTGGCGCGTCGCACCTGGGCGCCGGTCGACCAGACCAGCTCAACAGTNCGCTCTTCGACGTTGATCGTCTCCGGCGCGAACATCGCGCGGGTCTGTAGAAGACCGTCGCTCATGATGTGCACTCCTCCATCGTTGCGATTCTAGGGTCAGCCTGCCGACGGGGATCTTGGCGCTGCAGGCGCTGGCGGTTGCTCAGCTTCAACCGGCGGCTCACCGGTCGGCGGCAGCGTCGACCCCAGCGGTCGCACCTGCGTCAGGCCCGCTGCCGACACCTTCCGAGGGTCGGTGTCGAGCACGATGCCGGCTGCATCCAGCAGCTGGTTCCACTCCTGGATCAGCCGCACCACTTCATCGGGTTCGTAGCCATCAGCGCGGATCGCTTCCTGCGGCGGCAGCAGGCCCGCACGCACGCGCGAGATCGTGCTGTTCGTCTCGCTCTGCGGATCGAAGAGTTCGCGCCGCGGCGGGGTCCAGTCAGCGGCGATGCCATCGGTCGCGATGCCGACTGCGTTCATCGCGTTGAACGCCCACTCCGCCACACGGTTGAACGCCAGCGGCGCCAGCACCTGCCAAGTGTCGCTCTGCAGCCGGCGCTGGAACCCGATCCACCCCATCCGGCCCTGCGTGAAGCTGCCACCGCTGTAATCACCGGTCAGCTCCTCGTAGGTGATGCCGATGCCCGCTGCGATCTCCAGCAGGTAGGTCTTGATCACGCGGTCGATCTCGCCTGCAGCCGGCGGGTTGATCGCCCTGATGTCCTGGCCGGGGCCCAGGCGCACCACAGCGCCGGGCTCCAGTCGCTCGCCGATTGTGCTCTTCTGATCGCTCGTGCCATCCAGGTCGACCACGGCCGCCGACAGGCAGGCCGCGACCTTCTCCTTCATCAGCCGCGCGTCGAGCAGATCGCCCAGATCTCTCAGCCGCACCATCACCGGGGCTAGGCAGCTCACGCCCCGCGTCATCCCAGGACGCTCTGGCGTGAACAGGTGGATGATCTCGTCGGCCGGCACCGTGTTGCTGGTGATCGCCGTTGCCTGCACCGCGCTCTCGCCCGGGTGGTAGTTGTAAATCCAGAACCGGTCGCGGCGGCCCTCGGCGTCGTAGACAATGCCGCGCTTCGTCCAGCCCGCGCCAGTCACGCCTGGCGTGTCGTGCGTCTCGTCGATCCAGTCGCCTTCCATCACCTGCAGCTGCAGGGGGATCGTCAGGCCCAGGCGCTGCATAGCCTGGCGGCTTGGCGTGCGCATCCGAATCAGCACCTCGCCCGATTCCTTCCAGGAGCGCACCGCCTGCGCCATCAGGCCGTCGAAGTTCTGGATGCCGTGGTAGTCGCACTGGCGCGGGTCCGCCATCCACGCCCGCATAATCTCCGTCACCCGCTCGCCCTGGCGGCCGTTGCGCCGGCTTTGCTTCGCCTTGAAGCTCCACCCCGCGCCGATCAGGTTGGTCACCCACGACTCAACCGCCTTCTTCGCGTAAGGGTTGTTGCGCACCAGGTCGCGCGCGCGGTCGCGCATGATCCCGAACCCGCGCGCAGTCGCAGCATCGGCAGAGCTGCCCTGCGTCACCCAGTTGTCGGTGCGACGCCCTCGCGCGGCGCCGTCGTAGCGACGCATCTGCTCCAGCTGGAGGCGGGCCGCCTGGCGCTTCAGCGCCGCCCTGGGGGCGATGGCGGCCAGCAGCTGCTCGAAAGGGTTCATTCGTAGTCCCGCACCACGGCCGGATAGTCGATCCGCACCGCCGGAGCGGTGGCCGCGGCCAGGCTGCTCGCGATCAGGTTGCGTGCCTTCATTAGGTCGCTCATCGACTGGTACTTCACCACCTTGTCGTCGTAGCGCACCTCCAGGTATCCGCCGGCGATCGCTTCCTCGATGGCCGCCAGATGCGCCTGCGTGAATGTGCTCATCCGGGCCACCTCCTTCCGGTCATGCTACTCAGTCCCAGAACGAAGACCCCGATCGTGCCGGCGTGTCTTCCTCCTGCGCCGGCGCCGGCCGCCGCTCGTCGCGCTCGATGCCGCCATTGCGCTCCTTCTCCCATCGCTCATCGCTCCACCGGTCCGCACCCACCAGTGCCGCCCCGGCCCTGGCGTAGATCCGGCAGTCGAGCGCCTCGTTGCGCGGCCGCGTCTTTACCCACTCGAAACGGTTGTACCCTCGCCGGTCGATCGTGTTCGTCAGCCGCTCCGCGCACAGCTGCCGGAAGTATTCCTCGCCGTGCTGCGGGAAGTGGCACCAGCCATGCGGCAGCCCGTCGCCGTCATCAGGCATCGGCCGCCGCAGCCAGCCATAGAGCTCGCTCTTCCCGGTGCTGCTGCCCACCGGCCAGACCTTCACGCCGCCGCGCAGCGCCTTGCCGTTCCGCAGCACCTCCACGCGCCCCGGTGTGCCGATGATCGAGGTCTGAGACTCCGGCCCACCCTTGATGGCGATCACGCGGTTGCCCGCCTGGCCCCGCACCCACCGGTAGACCTCCTGGCTCCTAAAGCCAGAGTCGATCGCCGTCATCCGGATCGGCAGCCGCTGCCCATCGCCGCGGCCGAACTCGCTGCGGATGAACTTCGACAGCTCGCGCCACACCGCCGGCTGCGCCGTGTCGCCGGCGAGCACCTGGTAGTCCAGGCTCCAGCTCTCCATCCCAGGGCCCCAGCCCACCACCTCCAGCTCGAGGCGGTCCATCTGCACGTCCACGCCGCAGGTGATGAACACCACCCCGTCGGGCACCGTGCCCAGCTCGTAGAGCTCCCGCCGGTTGTAGAGCGCCTCCCAGTCCGGGGCCTCGCCGTCGTCGTTCCAGCACTCCGCCAGCACCGTGTTCCACCACGGCTTCAAGTCCGCCGGGTTGTCCTTTGCCTGCTCATAGCCGACCGCTGCTTCAGTCCAGCTGAACCAGCCCAGGGGTGAGTAGAGCGCCGAGCAGTGGTAGCCCTGAACCTCGCGCTCCGGGAACAGCGGATCCCACCATTCCTCGTCGAACACCTCCGGGTCGTACCACCAAGCCTTCGCGTCCTCGCTGATGCCCTCGCCGCACGCCTCGCAGATCAGCACCGGCGGCTGCCGCAGCGTGTTCGGCAGGCCCGGATCCTTCGGGTCGTACCGGATCCGGTCCCACTCGATCATCTGCCGATGCCCGCAGCGCGGACAGGGCAGCTTCAGCTGCTGCTGATTGCTCGTCTCCCACTTCGACCAGATCGGGCTGCGGCCCGCGATCGTTGGCGTGCTGGTCCATGCCTGCTTCTTCCGCACGCCGAACGTCCGCGTCCGCGCGCTCACGATCGCCAGCGGGCTCCCTTCCTCGTCCACGTCCGCCGGCCAGCGGTCGATCTCATCGCCGCCCAGGAACCGGATCGGCATCGACGCCAGGCCGCTCGCTGCATTGGCACCGCCGAGGATCAGGAAGCCGCCGGTGAACTCCTTCATCAGCTGCGTGTTGCCCGAGTCGCGCTCGCGCGGCGCCTTCACCTTCTCGCCCAGGCTTGGCGTCGCCTCGATCATCGGCGCGATTCGCATCTTGCTGTAGCGCTTCGCCATGTCGATCGTCGGCTGCACGAACAGCGCCGGCCCCGGCTGGATGTCCATCACGTAGCCCATCCAGTTGTTGAGCATCTCGCTCTTCCCCATCTGCGCGCCGAACACCAGCACCACCTCCTGCACCGTGCTCGTCGCCGACAAGTCGTTCATCGGCTTGCGGAGATAGGGGGTTCTGGAAGTTTTCCACTCCCCGTGTTCGCTGCTCGCCTTCTGGCTCAACACCCGCCGCTGATCCGCCCACTCGCTCACCGTCAGCAGCGGGTCCGGGCGCATGCTGCGCCAGAACGCCAGCAGCGCATCATCAACGGACGCCAGCGGCACGCACCAACTCCTCCAACGCCCTTACATGATGCCGGTCGATCACCTGCAGCACCGCTGCACGCTGCTCCTGGCTCAGGCCGCCGACCGCCGTCGCGATCTCGCCCACCATCTGCTGGCTCGTGCGCATCACCGCATCACGCACCTGCATCCCGGCTGCCGCGAACCCACGCTCTGTCGCCGCCTTGTCCAGCAGCTTGCCGCTCCGCTCCTCGTAGTCGAGCTTGAGCAGCATCGCCTTGTAGCCTTCGGCTGCGGCCTTGGCGCTGGCGTAGGTTCCCGCACCGCCCCGGTTGCCAGGCGGCGCCACAGGCTCAAGGTCAGGCACGTCCTCGCCGCGCGCGCGCGCCTTCCCGGCGTTGATCTGCGCCGCGGTGCGTTGAAACTGCGGCTCCGTGTTGCGGCTCCACTCCAGCTCCGCAATCTCAGGGTCGATCACCCACGCAGGCCGGCCCGTCTGGCCCTTCGGCTTCGTCTTCTCCAGTTGCGCGCTGCGCGACAGTCGCCCGGCCTTGATCGCCTTCCGCACTGCCTGCGGGCTCACGCCCATCCTGGCGGCAAACTCGGCAACGCTGATCAGCACAACGCGACGTAGAACCCGGCCTCAACCAGCTTGACGCCCAGCCCAGGCGGCACGGGCTGCACCAGCTCGAGTGGTGTGTCCAACCCGGTCATCCCACGCACCAGCGCCACCAGCTGGTCGATCAGCAGCACTGCATGGCCGCGGCCTTCCAGCATTTCATCCACCGGCACCTCAGGGCCGACAGCGCCGAACTCGATCCGCATCGGCCAGCCGCGCACGTGCCCATCCGGGCCCCACTGGCAGCCATAGCGGATGCTCGCAACCTCAATCATCGAAGCCCGGCACAAACGGCCGCCGAGATGCAGGAGCATCCTGCCAGGGCATCAGCACCGTGGTGCCCGGCGTCGCCTTGCACACCGCCATCAGGTTCTGCCCTGGCGTCGCGTCGATCCACGCCAACACCATCGCGTCACCCCACAGCAGCCGCGGCTGTGACACCGACACGCCATGGAGCTGCAGCATCCCGCTGCCAGGCCGGCGCATCAGCTCGATCCCCAGCCGCTCGCTCAGCGCCCACGCCAGCAGCTGCCCGCCGCGATCCACGCCATGCACGCCCAGGCGGTCGCGTGGGCATTGCGCCGCAATCACATCGACCGCTGCGTCGAAGCCGGCCCAGGTGAGCTGCAGGATCATCCCTTGCCCGGCTTCCAGGATGCACTGAAGCTACCGCCTCCCGCCTGCGCAGGCATCCCAGACCGGTTCAGCAGCCTGATCACTTCCTCGGCTTCCATCCCCAGCCGCTTCCGGATCTCGCGCTGTGGCACGCCGTCATCCACGCCCCACAGCCGGCAGTCCGGCAGATCCCGCAGCAGACCGTGCCCCAGCTCAATCAGCTCCAGCGTCTTGCTCATCCATCCACTCCCTGCAGAGCGCCGCCAGGGCCTCGGGCATCCCCTCCAGCCCCCATCGCTCCTTCGCCATCCGCACCGCGGCCAGCACCACCTCCCGGTCGTCCCATCGCAGGTTGACCGAGAACACGTGCCGCTCATCCACCTCGCCGCTCTCAGCCTCNGCGGTCGTTCCGTCGTCCTCTGGCTCTGGCGCGGCCGCACCCGGCATCCCGTGCTCAGGCTCCACTCGCTCCGTTCCCGCGCGCGGTGTCGCCATCACTTCCAGCGCCTCGAGCTCCAGCCCATCATGCAGTCGCGCCAGGTCGTCCTCGTCAAACCCCAGCACCCTCGGGTCCAGGTCGATCGCGGCCAGCTCCTTCGCCAGCAGCTCATGGTCCCAGCTGGCATCCTCCGCCAGCCGGTTATCCGCCAGCAAGTACGCACGCCGCTGCTCTGCATCCAGGTGGTCGAGCACCACCACCGGCGCCTCGGCCAGCCCCAGCAGCTGCGCAGCCTGCAGCCGCCCATGGCCCGCCAGGATCCCGTCCTCGCTGTCCACCAGGATCGGCGCCGTGAACCCAAACTCGCGGATGCTCCGCGCGATCTTCTCCACTTGCCGCTCACTGTGGACCCGCGCGTTGTTGGCATAGGGCCGCAGCCGCTCCAGCGGCCACATCTCCAGCCGCTTCGCCATCGCAGGAATGCTCTCGCTCATGCCGCACATCAGGCCATCACAGCCCATCGTTGCGCAACCAGCCGTCCCCCTACCGCCAGATCATTCCTGATCAATTTCTGGCGCGAACCCCCTCTATTCTCCCCAAACCCATTCGCAATAGATCCGGGCTTGTTGAGAAACCCAGTCAGGGACAGGGTTCTGCAACCCCCTCAAAACGCTGGCTCTAGCGAAAAATCGGGGCTCGGTGACCCGTGGCGGGGCTGATTT